CTGGGCGGCCGGGGCGTCCGCCGGGCCGTTACTTGCTCCATCAAGGTCAGCGGCAAGCCGGTCAAGGGATCGCCGCAGACCCTGATCTCCTACCCAGGCGAGGACGGCAAGCCATGCGGGTTGAGCATCACCATCCCAGCCCTGACCAGGTAAGGAGACCCCGTTGGCCAAGACCAGTCGGCTGCTGTGGATCCCGCTCTGGGCAGCCGTTCTCCTCGCGCTCACTGTCCTGTCGCACCAGGTGAGGAAGCCCGTCGAGCCGCAGGTCAACCCCGACAAGCCACCGCTGATCATCGCCCATTACCAGGTGGCCCCGGGCCCGGAGGTCCCTAAGGGCACCGTGTGGATCACCGTCGATGACGCGGAGTTTGACCCAGTTCCGGTTTCCTACACCGGGTCGATCCTCGTCCCCGGCGTCCGCCACGGTCAGGTGGTGACCATGCGGTACACGCAGGAAGTGAAGGCGTTCACCCAGATCTGGATCACCAACCAGGGATACGTGGTGACACCGATCCGGCAGATGCGGCGCGTCGGAGTGGAGACGTCCGTGTCGTACCCTGTTCCCTAGCTCTGTCCAGCGACCAGAAACCAGTTGATCCCCCCAGGTAGCTTGCCTGGGGGGATCAACCGCATCTGCGCTACGACAGCCACACCCAGCCAATGAACGTGTGGAGTGACATCACGCCTCCAGAATGAACGCCTCGACGCGTTCCATGTCGTCAGGCTGGAGACCACGGCGGTGGTCCGGTTCGATCAGCAACGCCCGGTCGTTCTCGACGAGGGAGCGGTACAGCGGGGTTCCCGGGGAGGGAATCGCGTCGTCGTCGGTCCAGATCAGCCGGTGGCCGGCCGCCAACACGTCTACAGCCGCTGCCAGCTTGTCCGCCTCCTTCGTGCGGTGGTTGATCGGGCTCGCGAGCGCGCGGCGCAGCGGCGGCAGGCGCCACATCAGCTCCAGCTTGGCCGCGTCTGGGCACCAGGTGGTGCACCAGCGAAGATCGACCTGGCCGGCTTCGGCCAGGGCCCGGATGCGGGACATGAGGCGAGGCGCCCAGCGGACCCGCCACGTGCGGCCCAGGGCCTCGATGTCCCGGTTACACGGTGGACCGCCCCAGCCGGGGCGGTCCACGTTGATGACGCCGTCTACGTCGAGGAGCCAGACGGTTTTCACACCGTCACCTCGGCCAGGTCGATCTTCACCCAGCCGACCCGGTCGCAGGCGAGGGTCTCGCCGTTGAGGGTGACGGTGTCGCCCACGGACAGGGCGCGCCAGTCGGCGCCGGGGGTGGTGGCGAGGGCTTCCGCGACGACAGCCGCCCGGCCGTAGGAGTCGATGACTTCCTGGGGGGCGTTGGTGGCGATGAACACGGCCTCGGCCCAGTGCTCGACGGTGTCGCCGATCTTGATGGCCCAGTCGATGTCAAGGTTGATGGTGTCCTGGGTGGCGCCGGGGCGGTAGCCGTCGCAGGCGGGGATGTAGCCGCAGGGCAGGACGGTGTAGCGGTCGGTGTGGGTGTATCCGATGGTTAACATTTCCGGCCTCCTGTTGTCTGTCTTGACAAGACAGTAGCACCCCTGGACACCTACGTCAAACATGCCGGTGGGTCGTGCGGGGTACCAGCCCAACCATGGAACTCCTGATCCTCCTACTCCTCATCGCCGCCGCGATCTGCTTTGGACTCGCCGCGTTCGGCGTCGGCGGACGCATCAACCTGACCGCCCTCGGCCTACTCTTCTGGGTCCTCACCGCGCTGCTACCCGCGCTGACCAGCCTCGACTAGCTCAGCTCCCCCGGCCGGGCCTCCACCCAACGGCCACCACGACGCACCTCGACCTTCAGCTCCTCCTCCGGAATGATCAGCCGCTGCGCCTCGGCCTCCACCACGGCCAGCCGCCCGGTCTGGATGGCCAGCCACAGTCGAAACTCACGGGTGTCGACCATGCGGCGGAACGCGGCCCGTTTGTTCTGGAGCTGGGACCGCTGCTCGCGGGCCTCGCCCCGGGCGCCGGAAGGGTGATGGATGACCCGCGTACCGGTGTCGCGTTTGTTCTGGTTCTGCCCGCCGTGGCCACCGGCCCGGAAGTGCTGCACTTCGCAGTCGTGGATGGAGACGGACAGGATCCGCTGCCGCTCACCTCTTCATACAGTCACGCCATACAGTCTAACCGCAGTATCGGCAACCCCGTGGGCAGTGCTGCGGTCCGGCTAGTCGATGTACTCCAACATCTCGCGTGCCCGCCGCCGGGCGTTCCCTCGGATCCGGTCTACCTCGGCGCGGGTCCACCGGCCATAGGTCCGGAAGTCCGACTCCAGCCCGGCCGGGACCAGACGGCGACCACCGGCCCCTTTCCTCCATCCAGTAGGCGTACAAGGTCAACTGTGTACGCAGTCATCGTCGTGGACCTCCCCGGGCCGGCCCGACGTGCTGCACGGCCGGTGCTCATGGACCGGGCACAGGCAGTTCCCCGGGGCCAACGCCTCGGTGACGCACACCATCCCGTGGCCGTTGTCCCAGGTCCGCTTCAGCACCTGGTGGGGGAAGAACAGGCCACCGATGACGTAGCCGTCGGGGTGCCGCTCGACGGGGATCACGGGGCGGGCCGGTGGTGCGGGTTGCGGCAGCCGGGCCGGACGCAGAACAGCGACCCGGCCGTGAATACACACACCTCGTGTTCAGCCGGGCAGCACAGCAAGATCCAGGCGCCGCCGCCGACGCACTTCATGTTCAGCTCCATAAGCCGGTGCAGCTCGGTGACGTACGCGGCGGTCACGGGACGATCTCCTCCACTGGGATGCCGGCCGCGCGTGCGCGGCGCATACAGTCGTACGTCCCCCGCGAGTCGGGCAGTGGCGCGGCCAGACACACATCAGCACCGAGGTCGACCATCCCCTGGTTACGGATCCCACCGGCTGCCTTGTGAAACTCCCGCCAGTTCGCCGGGTGGGGTTCCTCGTCGACATCGTTGAAGATCAGCCTGGCTGTGTGGACCCAACGTTGGGCTATCCGGTCGGCCCCGCTCTGATTGTCACCGTGGACGATGATCAGTTCGACGCCGGCTGTGTGGGCGAGGCGGAGCTGCTCGTCGAGCTTCTCGTAGAGCCGGCCCACGGCGGTCCAGTCGCGGGAACCGGTGACCAGCACTCGACGCGTCGGCACGTCAGATCCTGCTGCCGCAGGACGCGTACGGCCGCCGGTCACCCTCATACACCACAGTGTGGGGTGGGATGCCGGTGCCGTTCACCACATCAAGGAGTGTCGGCAGGATGGACAAGCAGTCGTGGCAGACGATGCTGACCGCGTCGGCGCACGCGTCCATCGCGATGATCAGGTCACGGCGGAGACATTCCGCTACCCAGGTCGCGCGTCGCGCGTTACCCAGGGCAACCATGTAGGCGTTGTTCAGCTCAGCTACTGATGAGCTTCCCATTCGTAACTCTCCACTCCAACGGTGTGGTCCCAGTGGCTTCCGTCGTCGGCGATGCAGCGGGCGTTGTGGCCAGCCGGCAGGACGCAGTGGATGTCAATTTGTTCAACGTCGGGCCACAACACCACGCTGTGCGGGCACAGCTCAAACGGCTCGCATGGCTTCGAGTCTTCCGAACCCCACTGCGCGGCCAGGGCCGCCCATTCCTCCAGCTTCACGACGCCTCCCCGTAGGGAGGGATCCAGCCGTACAACTCGGCGGTGTTCCGCAAGATCCGATACAACTGGTCGGAGATGCCGAACCTGTTCTGCTGGACAACGAGGCTGTTGGCCAGATTCCCATTGGCGTGGCGTTCCGTCGCGGCCTCCCAGTCGATGAGCATCTCCAACAAGTCGATCAACGTCATGCCGTTGATGCCGTCGGGGAAGTGTTCCGGGTGGTGCCGGTTGACCTGGTAGTGGTGGGCCAACCCGGCGCCCATCTCCGCCAGGAACCCCTTGTATTCAGGTGAACCGTAGGTAGAGGTCTTCAGCTTCGGGGTGAACTCGTCGAAGATGCCCTTTTCCGGGTGGAACAACTTGCTGTCGTCATGGCGGCAAACCCGGAACATCAGCTCCGCGATAAGGGGGAGGGCCAGTTCCCGGACACGCTGCTGGTGGGCCAGGGTGTCGGTGGTGGAGTCGTAGTCGGCCACTTCAGATCTCCTGCATCTCTTCGGCGTCGTCCTCACGGACATCACGATCGAGAACAACCCAGTACGCACAGATTCGGTTGGTCACAGCTCCCCCAAAACGTCCAGGATGTGCCGCATGTACGCCTTGAGGACGGTGCGCTCCAGGGCCGGGATGCTACCCAGGGTGCCCAGCTCCTCCAACACGCACAGCTCCGTGATCCCGTCGTCCCAGATCCACAGCAACTCCGGCCGGGTCCGGGTGCGGATGCTGTACGCCTTGCCGGGCTGATCCATCCAGGCCCGGTACAAGGTCAACAGGTCGATCGTGACGTCGATGACGGGGCGGTCGTGATCCGCGTCGGGGAATTGGGCTCGGAGCCAGGCCGCGAGTCTGTTCAGCTCCAGGGTGTCGTAGTCAGTCATGCCGTGGACACCCCATCATGATCACCACGCCGAAGCGTGGATGCCAATGGCAGCCGCAGGACAGCCGGCCGCCGGTCATCCGCAGCCACAGCTTCGTCCACCGGTTCATGGCGTGCCCGCGCGGTGGCTGGCGCACGCCTGACAGTTGTAAACCTCGCCGGGCAGGACGCAGGTCACGTTGTCGCCGTGCGCGCCGCAGACAGCTTCGTCGGGGTAACCCCACACCGCCTGGTGGACCACGTTGGTGGCCGGGGCATCGTCGATCGGCACGCTGTACAGCGATTCCGCTACGTGGTGGAGCAGGACACCGAGAACGTCCCGCTCCGGGCGTGGGATGGTCTCCAACCCCACGCCCATGCCCAGGAGGTTGGCGGGGGTGTTCTGGGCGAGGCCAAGCAGCTCGTAGGAGTTGGTGCCGGACCGGTCGACGTAGTAGAGGCCGTGGGCCTTCCTGCGTGCAGCCATGCCTAACCTTTCAGCTTCGGGAGTGGTGTGTAGAGGGCCCAGTAGAAACCCTCGCGTTGGTCTTCGGTGAGGGCGTACCGGCGGTTACAGGAACACTCGGCGATGGAGCCGAGGCCCAGGACGTTTTCGTCGATGTCGCGGGCCAGCTCAGCGTGGCAGTCGTGGAGGGGCCGCCGCCGGGCGATGATGAGCCTAGCCATCAGCGCGTTCCGCCTTGTCGATCAGGCGGCTCTGGGACTGGGCGCCGTCCAGCTCGTCGAGGTTGCGGCCCTGGAACCGGAGGTCCATCTGCGCGGCGAGGACTGGGCCCCCGTCGTCGCTGCGGCGCAGCTCCTGGACGATGCGGACGAGGGCGCCGCCGCAGCCCCAGGTGAACTCCAGCAACTTGCCGGGCGGCAGGTTGGACTGCTTCATGGTCATGCGGACCACGAAGGTGCCGGTGTCATCGACACGGTCGATAGTGAGCCGCTCGACGCGCCCCCACACGGGGACGAACTGCTGGGTTGTGACTGTGTGTGTTGGGTCTGGGGTCTCCGGCCGGGGATCCGGCTCACCCGTACTCACCGGTAACATCTATTCGCCCGTTTCTGTGTCGGTGTGGCCGTCACGGACGGTGACGGTGCGGCCGGTGTAGACCTGGTTTGGGTCGTCCCGGGACATCGTCGCCGCGAAGCCGGCAGGCATGTGGGCTAGGGCGTAGACGAGCGCACCGCGCATCCACTCCGACCGGTTCACACCCTCCGTCTCCACGGCCGCGTCGAGCCGGTCCAGCAACGTGATGTCGATCTTCGTCCCCACGATGAATGCCTTAGCCATCCGTTAACCCTAGCAGGTCCGGCACGACAACGGGGAAGGCTACTCGACAGGCTTCAGGTACCCATGCGCGCGGGCCAGAGCCGCGTACCGCTGCGGGATGGTCATCCCCGACAGGACTTCAGCGAGGCGCTCGATGAGCGTCCACTGGTCACCCGGCAGATCCGGGTACAGCTCGTACGACGGGTTGATCTCCTCCAGATTCCAGTCCTCCAGCTCGACGTGCAGCGGGCCGCCGGTCGGGTAGATCTGGAACAGCCGGCTATGGAGCTGCAAGAACTCGTCGATGGCCGGGGGGACCTCGGTGGGGCAGCCTTCCTCTTCCCAGCAGCCGCGACACATCGGGTCTGGCCTCCTGTTCAGCTCGTGAAAAACTCACCTTCGATGACGCGGCGCCGCTCGGCGATGGCGTCGAGACGCTCCAGCGCCTGTGCGCGTACAGCCGCCCTCTGCTCCTCGGGGACGACCAGGACCATGGTCCGTTCCTGCTGCTGGGGGACCTCGGTGCCTTCCACCCGGGCGATCCGGTCGAGGGTCTTCAGGACAATGTCGGCTGCCTTAGGGTCGCCGGGCAGGTCACCGTCACCCCAGGCATGCGGGAGCCAACGGGCGTACATCTCGCTGAGCCGGTCGAGGTGCAGGGCGCGGGCGTGGTCCAGGTCGCGGGTGTTCAGTTCCAGGGCCCGCTTGGCTAGCGCCCGCCCGCATAGGGCGACGGCGGCGGAGTGGCTTTTCATGCCCAGGGCGAGGGCGATCTGGGCGTAGGACGCGCCGGAGACGAGGAGGTCGAGGGCGCGTTGTTCACGTTCAGCGCTGGCCGCGCCGCGCCGGAACCGGGCAGCGGCCTGCCTCTTGTCCACCCCGACAGCGGCCTGGATCTGCGGGATGCTCATTCCTTCGGTGTCCACGCCTCCAGCACAGCACGCGCCAGCTCGCAACGCGAGTCTGTCTGGAAGTAGGTGGTGGGCATGGCCTGCTCGGCGATGTCCAGGAGGGCTGCGGCGAGGGTCCGGGCGACGTCGAGGGTGAGGTGGAGGGCGAGGTGTCCTGCGGTGTCGGGGTCGTTGAGTCCGGCGATCACGTCTTCTACGGGGATGACCTTCACAGTTTCTCCAGGGGGGTGTGAATGGTGCAGTGTTGGAAGGAGAGGGCGAGGGCCTGCTCCCATGTGTCTGCGATGGACCAGCGGCCATGCGGGTGGTGGAGTCGGCAGCGCCAGAACCAGTTGCCCGGCATGCCCCGGCTGATGGTGAGGGGTGCCTTCACGCCCATCGGGTCGGCCCGTCCTTGTGCCGGTCGGGGTGGTCTTTGGCCAGTTCGCAGCGGGCCAGGACAGTGCCGGTGGACAGTTTCAGTTCAGCGTGGCACCAGCGAAGGCTGTTGACGGCGCGGAGGTCGCGGCGCGCCAGCCGGGCGGTCACCAGCTCGTCGGCGAGCCCCAGCACCTCGGAGAGCAGCTCACCCACGGGAGGCTCAGTGGGGGGGGTCACATCCGGCTCCACATCTTGTGGCCTAGCCAGTAGGCGAACGCGGTGATGCCGATGACAGCGCCGGCTACGAGCCCGGCGAGGATGAGGAGGAGGGTTTTCATGCGCCGTACCTGCTTCGTGAGGGGGCGTGGACGATGGGCGGGGCGACGCTGCCGGGGGCGGTGAGTTGGGCGAGGCGGATGGTGCGTTCCCAGCCGGGTGGGCAGTCTTTGCCTTCGTAGGGGCAGACCTGGGTCCATTGGTGGTCGGGGCAGGCGCCGTCGTGCCAGTGGCGGCAGTCTGGGCAGATAGCGCGGTCGGTCATGTCAGGCGCCCTTCTAGCCAGGCGCAGCGTCGGCGACGGTGCGCAGCAGGCATCCCCGGTGTGGGGTGCTGTGGTAGCCGGTTGTCTGGTCGCAGCGGTCCGGGTTGACCCGGTCGAGGGAGCCTTCCTCCCGGTTCCTCGCGAGGGTCCGGACCGCCGGTACATCGCTTGTGGGGGTGATGTCCTCCGGCTGGTCTAGCAGTGCTGCTGGTGGATCCGGGATGGTCAGCTTGATCTCCTGGGCCTGGACCTTGCCCCAGCCGTCGGGGAAGTGGAGCTTGATGCGGAACGCCACCTCGTCGTCCCCGATGCGTGGCCGGGTGCCACACCGGACCTCGCCGCTCGCGCTGACCACGAGCAAGACCGTCTTGATCACGTAGGGATCCTCCCGCCGAGCAGTTCTCGTCTGGCCGTGCACCAGTCGGCCCGGCAGTCCTCGAACGGTACCGAGCCGGGGCAGCGGGCCAGGTGGGCGTCTTCGGATGCTTCGACCAGCGCCGCCAGGACCGCAGACAGGTACGCCTTGCCGGAGCGCCGGCCGATGCTCATCAGCATCTCGTGAGTGCTGCCGCCGTCCTCGGTGAAGGGCCGCCTCGTCGGTGAGGGATTGGCCTGGTACCAGCGGCTGGCTTCGGCGAGCGCATCGCGGTGTGCTACCGGGTCGCTCTTGTAGGCCGCCCAGATGCGCTGGCGCAGCTCGTGGGGGAGCCGGTACCAGTCGATGCGGCAGGAGAGCTTGCCGTACTCGACCTGCCGACCACAGCCGCCGGGGCAGGCGTGGGTTCTCGTGTCGTGAAACGTGAACGTGGTGACGGTCATGGTTGGTCCCCGTATCGGTATGGGCTGTTCGCATAGGGATCGCGC